TTATCACCTGAGCTTGGTGAAGTAATGCTTAAACCACCACCATTAGCTATCTTTATGGCATGACTAATAAAGGAAGGTAATGTACTAGGGTCTATCCCAAGACCAACTTTTCCTGACGCATCTATTCTCATGCGTTCTGTATTATTAGTTTGAAAAGCTAAAGAGTTATTAGTGTCTGGACCAAAAGTTGTAACAGAGCCTGATGTTTTTATAACTGTATTTGCATTTACACCATCAGTAAATCTTGCAATATCTCCTGCTGAACCTTTGTTAACTTCTAATGTAAATGCAGGACTACCAGTACCAATGCCTACGTTGCCACCATTAAAAAAGTGATTGCCGTTACTGCTTATCTGAACATTGTGTGTACCTGACGTATCAAACATACGCATAGTAAATTCACCGCCAGACCCACCAGACTCTCTAACATCCCATTGACTTCCCCCTGTTGACGGCAAAGCAACAAAATTGTTTTTAGCAACTCCTCCAGATTTAACAACAATTCCTGATGTTGTCCCTGAATTTAAATTTGTTGTGTTAGGCGTTAATGTGTTAATGCCTACGTTATTATTAGCACTGTCAACGTAGAGTGTGTTTGTGTCTACAGTTAGGTCACCACTGAACGTACCTGTTGTAGTGTCAACAGCCGTTGCAATTATATCGGCAGGTTTTTTTCCTACGTATGCCATTAAGCAATCTCTAAGTAACTAGTTACCACATCTACAGAGCTTACTGCACTAGAAATAATTTCAATAGAATCTGATGCATTAAGAACTACCTTTTGGTCTCCTCCTACCACAACTAATGAAGAACCTGCAGGTATAGGAGCATCCTTAACTAAACGAGCAGTTGCACCTCCACTTATATTTAACTCTGCAGTTACAGTAATTTGTGAAGTTGTTATATTTGATAAACTTAATCCTATAACTGTAGTTGAAGTACTTGCAGGACATACATATGCATTTATAGGACTTGTTCCTACTCCTGCAACTGCTGAAACTTTAAAACTATTTGGCATGTTATTTCCTTATTATTTCTATATTATACTTGATATTTTAACCTAATGCAATAGCAAATGGTATAGGGTCTGCACCTGCTGCAACATTAGCTATAGACGTTGCAAGTGTTGCAGATAAATCTGTTACTACAGTGTTGATAGAAGTAATAGCATTAAGGTTAGTTGTTACATTAACATTAGTTGTATTTAACTGAGAAGTAGTTGCTACGTTAGGAGCAGAGATAACACGACTAGTGCTAATATCAATATTAGTTCCTGCAGTATAATTTAAAGCAGAACTAAATTGTACAAATGTAATGTTTGTAGTACCAAAAGTAATTACACCTTGAGTATTACATACATAAGATTCACCTGCTCCTGTATCACCTTCTGTTACAAAAAAGTAAGAGCCTTCATCTAATGAATTAGCATCACTGTCTCCTGATGTATTAGTATCACTAGAACGTGTTAATACCCAGTTAGTAGAACCAGAACCTATATTAGTTACAACATATACACCATTTTGTGTTTGGTCAGTTTGTTCATAAACAAGAATTCTATCACTAACTTGAGTAGCTACTCCATCAATAGAAAGAGCTACTTGAGTTCCTGAGTTAGTAAGTGTTGCACCTACACCTGCAGTACCATTATTATAAGTTGCAGTTAAATTAATAGGAGATTCTAAACGAACTGCTTCGTGAAAATGTAAAGCTGCGGCTGTAAGGTTGTCTACATATTGCTTAGTTGCAGGTTGTAAGTTTGATGCAGGGTCTGCATTTAATATAACTGAGCCTGTAAATGTACCACCTGAAAGTGGCATATGATTTGCAATAGATGTTGCAAGTGTTGCACTAAGGTCTGAAACAACAGTATTAATGCTTGTAATGGCATTAGTATTAGCAGTAATATTTATATTACTATTATTAATACTTGTTGCAATAGTACTACTAAGATTAGTAATGACAGTATTAATAGATGTAATAGCTACTGTTCTATTACCTATAGATGTTGCTAGAGTTGCACTAAGGTCTGTTATAACTCCATTAATAGAAGTAATAGATTGAGTTCTTTCACTTATGCTAGTTGCTAAAGTTGAACTAAGGTTAGCAATAACTGAGTTAATACTTGTGATAGCATTTGTATTCGTTGTAATATTTGTATTAGCATTATCTATGCTAGTTGCCATTGTGGCACTTAAAGCTGCAACTGTTGCACTTGTTGCTACATCTTCACCATTTTTAAATAGTCTTGTTGCATTTGCACTTACTGCAATAATATTTGTTGCATTAACAGTACTAACTGAAACATTTTCAAAACTTATTGTATCTGCAGTTAAATCAGTTATGCTTGCTTTTGTTGCTCTTAGTATACTTGTTTCTACTGTAGTTGCAGTAACTGTTGCTGCAGTTATCTTAGTTCCTACTGTAAGATTATTTAAAGTTGCGTCAGTTGCACTGACTGCCTTCATATTGGTAGTTCCTGCAATAACTACGTCACCACCAATAGAAGTATTATTTTCTACAGTAAGAGAAGAGCCATTAAAAACTCCACCTATAAATGAATTTGCAGAAACTGTAGTTGCAATACTTACATCTATAACTCTACCATATGTATCTATATTAAACCTACCTAAAGGTCCATATGTTGCAGAAGTTATTCCTGTAGTTGCAAGATTAATTGTAGGATTTCCTGCAACACCATTGGCATTAGTTATTGAAATAGGACTAGCTCCTACAAGAGTTCTTCCTGTAAGAGTTCCTGAGTCACCTACTACAATACCTGTAATACCTGATAAGTCTGCAATATTATTTAAGGCAGTTACATTAGCAGTTAATGTTACACCACCTAATTGAAATGTTCCATTAATATTAACTTTGTCTGTTGCAAGTTGTAGTGGAGTTGTATTACCTGCTCCTGTTTCTACACTTATTAATGTACTACTTAAATCAGAATTACTTGTATTAACTTGAAGTAAATTCTTATATGTGTTTGCAATTTTTTGCCCTGTAAAATTACTCATATACTATTCCAATACTTATCTGTGTCTTGCCACTCTGTTGTTGCACTCTCCCAATCTAAATTTCTATCAGTATTAGATTCAGGTCTTATATCTTTAATGAAAAAGTTTTCAGCTATTCGAGGAGTTTTATTTTGAGGATGGTTTTTTAAATCATAGCTACCTTCAAAATCTTCAGGACATACCATAAGTCCATAGCTATTCTTTTTCATTATCTTACGTCTGTATTCAAAACCACAGACATCACATTCTACTATTACATTCTTTCCAACTGCCATTAATCAGGTAACCAATCTGTAACTGTTACATTTGTTTCAGGCATAGGAGACCTTCTAGTTGGAAACTTTAGTGTTTCAATATCTATAGTATTAGGGGTTCTGTTTTGAGGATGATTCTTTAAATCATATTTTTCAAAATCAGTTGGGCAAACCATTGCTCCATAACTAGTCTTTTTTAAATCCCTTAACTTATATCTAAATCCACACACATCACATATACCTAAAGTTTTTCTTGATGTAGTCATTATATATTAATCTTTGGTAGTATGTAAAGACTTGCTCGTTCCCTATCCTCTGTTAAAGCTCTTGAAAGTCTTTCTTCATACTCTGTTTTTATCATTGTAATTCTATTCATATCTACATTAGGTCTTTTCATTGACATATAATAAGCAAGACCTGCAGTTAAACATGGTAAGAACTTTCTTGAAATATCTGCTGTCTGTACTGCAGATTTATTAACATCCTGCATATATCTTATAAGTTCTACCTTTACCTTATCTGTAGAGTTCTCAGGTAGCGGCCAGAGATAAACTTCAGGGTTATCTCTTAAATGTCTTACTGTATACTGAGTAGGTCTACCTGTTTGTTTCTTATTAGGTATCTTTAAATATTCCTGCATAGATATACGTTCTAATTGTATATCAGTATTATCTCTATTAACTACTGCTTCTAATACATCAATACTTGACCCTGCTAATGCATAAGAAGTTGTACTTACAGAAACTGTAAACACAGAAGTTTCTGCTGTCCATAACATTATATCTCTGTTTTGCCAATCAGACAACAATAAATTAATTGACCTTCTTGCAGACTTAGGCTCATGTCCTAGTGTAGGTTCACCACCTATCATTTCCATTGCTTCTTGAATGACTTCATCTATGTCCATAGAAAAGTCATATGTGCCTGATGTACTCATGTCAATGTCTCATTCTTAATATAAATTATATCTAAACCAGCAGAAACTTCAACATTGGCAGAGCCAGAATCAGCTATTGCTCTTACTTCAATATCAGTTTTTTCTGTAAACTTTAAAGGAAAGTTATATACCTGCTTTATATCTCCGCCATCAACTTGTATACCAAACTTATCCCTTACTTGAAAGACTTCTCCATATGGACGTGCAACAATGGTTGTTGTTAATAATTTATTAGAAGTTGTACAAGCAGCAGTAACATGACTTTGATAAAGATAGGCAGTATAGTCTTTAGGAACTGTCCATAAAGACATAAGGCTTTGATTATCATTTATAGCAATAGTGGCACATATATTTGCAGGAACTCCTGTAGTTACTGTACCTGTACC